AAGGAAGCGCGGATATTACTGTTATGCTCATACGTTGATTGAAATTGATATTTCCTTGCCGACGACCTCGGCGATGCTGCTGACGAGCTCATCCAACTTAGCGTCGCTTAGCACTGGGTTGAGGAATGGCCGCCCCTTGATGCCTCTGCGTTTTATTGACTTGGCGATGTTGTACGCCGCCGCGTCGATTTCGTCAGCAGGGATGCCGAGTGCTTTGTCGATTGCCCACTTGCGGATCGCTGCCACGTGCGAAGGACTTGGGTTGATACTCCGAAAGCTGAACGGCGCACCCCTGTTGACACGCACGCCATTGACGCCGTATTCAACGAACTTCCAGTAGCTGGCCATCTCCATCGCAACCTGCGCGACCTTCTGCTCAACAGGCAACTCCGCGAAGCCTACCGACTGCCGTAGGTTGAGCGTAGCCTTGGCGTCAACGCGCTCAATGCCTTCAACCGTCAGCTTGATTACATCCTGCATCCACCGAATTAGCGCCGCGTTCACGTCAGGAGATCGCGACAGGCTGAACTCCTTAGTCACGTCAGCGCCGATGCCCAGTACGTCGCCTTCTATCTCTGTGGTAAATTTCATGCAGGTAAATATCGCAGCGCGGAAATCTATGCACTACGGCATAGCCTTCATCAGCAACAGCGCGTTCATAAACTCTCTTGCCGGCATGTTGAATACCTGGTCCATGCGCAGCGGATCTTTGCCGGCCATACGGTAGACCACACCCACCCAGCCGTAGTTCGGCTTCTTTACGCCTTGGCCGTTGTCGTCGTCGTCCCCTGCTCCGTCAAAGACCTCCGCATAATCGTCAACAAAGGCTCTGAAAGCTGCAAAAAAAAAGCGGCATAACCCCAAACGTCACCCATGTTCATCTGCAACATCGCCTCTGCGCGTTGCTTGTGCCCCTTGCCGTCGTATGCCTTCGAACACCACTTCCACACCCTGCACTCCCTCGAAAGCGTCGCCAAGATCAGGTGCAAGTTGTCAATCACCCCCTGCTCGCTGCTCATGTCGTAGGAATATAACTCCACAAGCTGCCCTGCGCTGATTTCGTCAATGAACCACTCAAATTGATACCACTTTCCGGCGACCTGGGCGTGACGCTTGGCAGCCAGTGACGATAGCGATTTGCTGGCCGCGTTGATCTCACCATAGCGCTTGTTGACCTCAGCAATCGTCATCTTCTTGACCTGCTCGATCGGGATGCCGTCGAGAACGGCGATGACGCCGATCTTTTTGTCGCTCGTCGTGTAGATTGCGTTGGCCTCAATAGACACAATGCGCTGGAACTGGTCTACGGTGATTTTGTTCAATATACTCATGACAGCAGCTTTTGTATTTTTTCAAACGTCGCATCGCTTTGCGTCCACACACCCAGACCGTGTGAGTGTTCGAAGTTGTGTTTATACCCCTGCAACTCCGCAAAGAACTTGCCAACGTCGTGAGGGAAGCTGATCGTGTCGTGAAACAAGACGACACCATCAGGGTTCAGGAATGGCAGCCACGTCGTGTAGTCGTTCTTGACCGCATCGTAGGTGTGCAGGCCGTCTATGTGCAGGATGTCGATCTTTTTTTCCCAGCGCTTGGCCACGTCGTCAAAGTAGCCTTTGATGAAGTACAGGTTCTTCATCTTGAGCGTCACCCGGAAGTGTTCACGCAACCCCATGACGTGGTCATAGGTGCTACGCCTCCCTGCATGTTCGTCGCCCTCAAATGAGTCAATGCCGTACACCTTGCCGTGGCCAAGGACTGCGAAGCAGAACGTCGAGAAGCCGTAGTCAACACCAAGGTCGACGGTCACCTTTGGCTTAAGTGCGTCAGTCAGGTGAATAGCGAAGTTGCCGTGTCCCTCCCACGCCGTAGGCTTGGCGAGGATCATCTGATAAAAGTGCTTGATTGCGTGCATGGCTCAAATTTACTACATGATAACGTATCTGCCTCCAGCGTTGGCTGATAGCTTGTTGAGCGCGACGTAACGCACCGCGTCAATGGCGTGGTTGTACCGGTCAATCGGCACACCAAGGGATGCGCCAGTCTTATCCGTGTCCCACGTGTAGTTGCGTAGTTCCTTGATTAAGTTCGTCGATTCGCGCGTCACCAGTAGCGGCTGCCGCTTTAGGATGTCGATGCTGTTTCTGATGCTGTCTGCGCCCTTCGTTGCAGGGTGTATGTTGAAGCCAAGGCGATGCACCTCTTCAATGCTCTTGGGTTCTGCACTGTCCGCGATGATCGGCCACGACCTGCCGATGCCCAACTTCCGTAAATGTTCAGCGATGTCTTGATTGGTCAAGCCTGTGCTGTACATTAGCTCATGAACCAGTACTGCACTGCCACGCTTGTAAACGGCCACCACCGCCGTAGGGTCATTCGTGTATCCCCAGTCCAAGCCGATGGCGACCAGCTTGTCACCAGCGAAGTCGATGCCGTCGACCTGCTGCCAGTCGTCAAAGACCACGCCCTGCAATGATCCGACCTCACCCAAGCCGTAGACCTTCCACCAGTTCGCCCAGTACGTCGATGTCGCCGCCTTGACCTGCGCCGCTTCGATGTCGTCGCGGATCGTCGCTGGCAGTGCCTCGTTGTCGCGGTATGTCAGCACCAGCAACTCACTGTCTTGCTCGGCTAAGACCTCCGTGTGCGCCCAGAACTCCGACACCGGGTTGAAGTCGATGTAGATGGCTTCGCTTGTTCTGATAGCCAGCTGATGGTACGCCTCAAACTCGATGTTGTTGGCTTCGTTTATGTATAGCACCTGTCGCCGTGCGCCGCGTAGCTTAGCCTCCTGGTCTGCGCTGAAGAATTCAATCGTGCTGCCGTTGGCGAAGGTGTAGGTTAGCAGCGTCTTGTTCCAACCTTCGTCACGCCAGCGGTTCGTCCACTGCATGACCTTGCCGAAGTCCTTCATCGCACCACGTCGCAGGTGCGGGATTGATTCAGATACGACGCTGATCTCGGTCTTGGCCTTGGCTGCTATGTGGATCAGCACTGCGAGGATCGCGTAGGTCTTGCCCGCGCTCGTTCCGCCTTGGATGACTTTCTTGCGAGCCGTCATCCGCCTGATGCGCTTTATCGCGGTGGTGTGATGAAATGCCATTTGTAACCGAGGTGGGGTTCGAACCCACGTTTACAACTTCTGTTTACGGTCGGGGTGCGCACTCCCTAATTGTCGTTTTACCACTTAAACTACTTCGGTTTTTTCTAATATTATTTTCTCCCCAATTTCCCCCTTCAGCTTTTCAACGTAGACCGCCGCATCCATCAACTCCTCCTGCAGGTGTTGCAGCCATTGCATCAGCGTCAGGTCATCGCGCTCCATCGTCGTGCCGTACTTCTCCTTGCCCTTTTCTGCTCTTGTCCTTAACTGGACAACAACGGCATCGGTGATTGCGTCAGTCATTGAAGAGAGGTTGCTCGATTTTGACTTCGTTGTGTGTTTTCTCCGCCAAGCCGTTAAGGCGCTGCGTGATGCTCGTGTTGTAGATGCCGCACATGCCGCCCCTGATCTGGTCAGCGCGGATCGTGGTCTTGATGCGCGTACAGACATCCACATAACGGTCGTATCTCCCATCGGGATTTGTGAAGTATTGATCAATGCTTTTGCCAATGCCCTGCTCGTAGCAGTAGACCTGAAAGCCCTCAAACGTCAGCGGGTTTTCGCGCTCACGATGCACTTTGTCAGCTTTAACGCCAACATAGTCCTCAACAAGCACAGGCGTTGCCTTCGCTTTCTTGCAATAGTCGGAAAATGCATCCCACATTGCCTCCGGTGTTTCAAAGTTCAGCGGCTTTCCCATTACGCCTCCATGTTTGTAACAATGTCAATGATCTTTTCTACGACCGCGACCTTTGCGTGCATCGCGTTAGGCGCTGTGCTTTCTTCCAGCGAGTCCAAGACGTTTGACAGGTTTGTCAACAGATGTCCGCGATCCTGCCAGTCGAGTGCGCGTGCATCCTGTTCTGCTGTTATATCGGGTTGTGTCTGCATGTCAGTCTTCGTTTAGTTCACCTAATTCTCGTAACTTGTTCCTGCTCCACCCAAGCGCCGCCTTGCCGCCCCAAAGCAGGTAGCTGATATACCCGCAGTCGCTGGTGCTGTCTGCGTTGTCGTAATAGGTTTCAGCGCGCGATAGGTAGCTATGCATCCGCTTGATTGTTTCAAGGCTGATCCCTTCACCCGATGCAAGTTGACGCGCTCTGACCTTGCCTGTTTGGGTTGCGCATTTGTTGCCGTTGCGTTCGTTTAGTTCGATGCCTCGCTTGGCGTTGTTCTTGACACCATCGCCGTAGTCTGCGTAGGTATCAGCAAAGGCGCTGCGGTCTGCCTCCCACTGCCTCGCGCAAACAAGGTAGCGCTGCTGCTGGCTTGGGAACTCGCTGGCGATTTTGTCATCACCCATGCAACGCTGGATGAAGTCCGTTTTGCTTTCGCTGTCTGCAGGTGTAGGTAGTGGCATAGTAGTAAATATCATTAACTCGCAAATCGTGCGCGAGCGTCCATTGCGGCTGCCATCATCTCCTGCAGCCTTGAAACGGCGCATGATCCACACCACCAGTTCGTCCGTCCGTAGCCGTTGGCGTTGGCGACGTTCTCCAGCATCGACACCTCGCCCGGTGAGAGCGACATCGTCTGCGAAGCGTAGTAGCCGTCGAGCTTGTGCTTGACTGAAAGCACCTGCAAGGCTTCGTCAAGTGTCATTTCTCCGACAGTTTAATGATCAGCACCGTAAGCCCGGCGGCGGAAAGACCGACAGGAATAGCAAGTAGCCAAGGTATATTTGACGCGGCGATGGTCAGGACTACACCCCACCAAAAGGCAAGGCACGTCATGCACGTCAGCGGCTTGCACTTGGCGTAGCGGTAGTACCACGAGGGCAGTACGTTATAGCGGTTCATCGCCAAGGCAGTCAATGCCGCCAAAAGCAAGATGGTAATCAGATCCAAGTTCATGTTTTAGTCTTTGTTTGCAGTTGTTGATCGTGTATGAAATTGATCGCCAAGGTATCTTGGTGTGGCGCTCGATGAGTTTCTTGTTACCCAGTTCAAGCCATAGGAGGAATAGCTGCTTGTCGTAGGGGTAGGCACCGGCTTTTGCCCAGCTATCCATGACTTCGAGCGCGCGTTGAAAAATCGCATCAGGCCTATCGTCATACGGCTCATCAGCTGCCTCCAGCTGTATCTCGGTGATTTCCTCACGCAGCTCATTGTGTCGGAAGTCGCGTTGAAATTTAGAGTTGCGACTTCGGTATAGGTTGATAGCCATGCGCACGACGTAGAAGTTGAGGTAGCCTCCAGCGTGCATGGCTTCGATCTTATCGGCTGGCTTTTCATAGAGTCGGATGACGAGTTCATGTTCAAGGTCAGGCGCAAGGTCAGGCGTAGCAAGCTGCCTCGCTATCTGCCGCAGCTTGCCGCTGGTGTACAGCGTTAGTATGATCGTGCGTGCCTCCACATTGGTCGCAAATATACATAGTATCTTTTGGTCTGATGTTGTGAGGTTCGTGGCGCTTAATCTCTTTGAGCCATGTGTACTTCTTCATGGTGACCTGCAGAATGTGCATGACCTCCAAGCCGTGGTGTACTGTCGAGTAATGGCGGCGCATCAGCTTGGCTATCTCCATCAGCGTCATCTGCATTTTACTGCGCATCAAATGCATGAGGCAGTATCGCGCTTCCGCTACTTCGCGGTGACGGTCTTGGCTCTGCATCTGACGCAGGCCAACGCCTGTGCGCTTGGTTACCTGCTCGGCGTAGTAGTAGAATTCCTTTTGTCGGTTCATTGGTTGGTGTTTGTTGGTAAAATATCTTTATATCGCTGGTGTATTTGACGTTTGTGATGAACGTCTGAATGACATTCATTGCATAATATTTGTATGTTTTCCTTAGTATCTTGACCTCCGTTGCAGACTTCAATAATGTGATGCGCGACAAGATGCAGTGAAGGATTTAGTTGACTTAACCATTGTTTATCACGACTGCAATTCCAGCAAAAATCACGCATAGATTCATTGACTAATTTAATTAGCTTCTTATGCTCTGCACGATTTTGATTCTTTTCATTTTCAGGTTTTTTAACCCAAGCCAGCCATTTGTCGCATTTTGGACAAACACATTTAGCGTAGTGTGCTAAATTTTCTGTCTTGATTATTTCACCAAGTGTTCCGCATATTTCGCAAATCTTTTGTTCGTCTGTTGTCATTCGTTGGTGGTTGATTTGTTGATTGCTTTGAGAAAGTCATCGAGTGATCGGACGATGAAGTATTTGTATCCGGCGGATTCAATCTGCATCTGCCAAATTTTCTGCGCCACGTTTTGCCGCCCTGTTTCGGTCTTAAACTCCAGCGCTATCATCCCTGTTGGCGACAGGTATAGCATATCCGCGACACCAGCGACAACGCCCATGCCCTTCATCACTGCGCCTTGATAGCTGTTGTTGCTGTTGTTGTTCACCGCAAAGAGTAGTCCGCGCTCTGCTTGGTAGTTATTCCAGTGATAGACGAAGCACTGGGATTGAAGTCTGAACTCTGTAGACATGCGAATAGTGGTTGGCCGTGATCGTTTTTAAGTTCCTGCAGGAAGAAGAAGTACCCCATGCGGTAACCGCACAAATTTAGCAATTTCTTTGCGGTTTGTTTGTCCTTGATGATGTTATGAAGCACCCAGTGCAGCTTGATTTTCTTAAGCTTAATCAATGCCGCCACCTCTTCCAGTGTGCTTTCCTTCGCCATGTTTCGGTAATCAATTGGTGTATAGTTTCCGTTGATTTGCAATATGACTTCCTCACCCATCTCACCGACTTTGACTGGAGCGACGTAGCCGCACGCAGGACATTCTGCCAATGCGGATAGCATCATATATCCGCACTTCCTGCAGTTCTTCTGCGGCGCGACGCCTTTGCTTTTCTTGGCTTTTTTCTCCAGCTTCCAAACGCGGTCAAACTCCCACGCCTTGTGCTGCTCCCTGTTGTTGCCAAAGTCAAGTATGGTAAACTCCTTCTTGGTCGGCGTCACCCGGCTGCCCCTGCCGCACATCTGAAGATACAGCGGCAGTGACTTTGTTGCCCGGTAGAGGATTACAACTTCAACGTTTGGATCGTCAAAGCCAGTCGTTAAGATGCCGCAGTTGCACAGGATGCCGTTTGCAGTTGCCTTAAACCACGCCAGTACCTCCTGTCGTTCATCAGGATTCATAGTGCTATCGAGGTGCCTCGCTGGCAGCCCTGCGCCTTGCAGTTCGTCGCATAGTTCTTTGCTCGACGCGATACTTGGCGCAAATGCCAGCGCCTTTTTTCCGTTGCAGTAAAGGAGGTAGTTCGTTATCACTCCGCGAAAGACCTTCTGCTTGCTGTACGCCGCCCCAAGTTGCGCCGCGTCGTAGTCGCCGTTGTAGGTTCGCACTCCTGTCAAATCAACTGGCACGCTGTACGTCGTTGGCGTGGCGAGGTAGCCGTCGTCTATCAACTCGCGGATAGTCACAGGATCGACGATTTTCGTGTAGAATTCCTTGAGCGCCTTTTGGTTGCCTTCGCGATGCGGCGTTGCTGTCGCACCTATGACCGTTGCTTTATCCGGTATGTAGGCAAAGAGTTTGTCAAAGCTGCCTTTGTGCGCCTCGTCGATGATTACGAGGTCGATGTCCTGCATCATCTTTTCGTATTCTGCCTTTCCCATCCTGCGATTCAATGATTCTATCATCGCAATGTAGCATGTTGAAGGCTGCAGCTTTGCGTTGCCCTGCCTGATGGCGACAGGTGAAACGTCGAAGCGTGTCAGTGCGCCGTCGGTTTGCGTCAGCAGTTCGACGCGGTCAGTAACGATCAGCACCTTCTTTCCTTTGCTTAGCGCAGATTGCACCATAGCGCTAAACATGACGGTCTTGCCGGCACCTGTTGGCGCGCAGAGGATCACGCGCCTGTTGCCTTCCCCAATGGCAACGCGCAGTTGCTCAATGGCCTTTTGCTGATATGGTCGGAGTGTAGTCACTTGTAGTCGGTTTGTAGTAGGTTTTTTGCGTGAAAAGTTACTACAAAAAAACGGCCTTTGCAATAGCGTGGAGGGCATTTTTTGAGTTTGTAGTAAGTGTAGTAAGACTTTTTTAATAAAAAGAGTATGTATTATATGATGACGATATGAATAATATTCACGCACATATAGGGTTTCAAAAGTGCGTTTGTAGTAACTACATCTTACTACAAAATTGGAGGAATGTACGTTTCCAAGTCGCTGGGGCATATTTGCCATTTTTTGATTGGGCACTTGCCTGCCTCCTCCCTTCGACTTTGCTGAATGTAACCGAGTGCTTTCAACTGCTGGCCAAGCTTGTGGAGGCTCAACGACTGCCGTGAATTCATGTCGATGTAAACTTTTATCTCGCTGGTGGTCATCCACTTTTGCACGTTTGTACTTGGCGGCTTAAAGTATTTGACGATCAACTCGCGCTCCAAGCTGGGTTGCTCGTTGTCCATCGTGTTGTTGTTGAGGTATGCCGTGTCTTGCTGATCCAAATACCATGCCTTCGGGTTCGCCTTCCATTCATTGTACAGCTCTATCCACAGGTCTACTTTGTCGATGGCTTCGTAGCTATCCCAATCAATGCTGACCACGTCAATCGGCACGATGCGTCGATTCCCTGTCGGATCGTTTATGATTTCGGCCTCGTTTGAGGTGCCGCACAAAACTGCTATGCGCCGCAGTTCTTCGTGGACTTTGCCGTATGGCTTTCGGATCGTGAACGTCTGCCGGCTGGAAAGTTCTTTCAGCTTTTTGGCCTCCTGTTTGCTTTTGCCTCCAAATTCGTCGTCGCAGAGTATTATCTTTTTACACATCAGGATCTCATCATCCTTTCCTGCATCGAGTTTTGACTCGCCATAATATCCGCGTAGCTCATCGGGTAGTAGGTGCCGGAAAAAATTC